GAAGAACCTTTAATGCCTGGTGAGTTTAGAGATGTCGATGCCCCTGGCGGAGACTTACGAAATGCTTTAATGCCATTACCGTATAAAGGACCCGATGGAACATTATTTCAATTACTCGGTTATGTGGTTGATGCGGGAAGAAGATTTGCAGCGATTGCGGATATGAAAGTAGGAGAAGGTTCCCAAGCTAATCCTGTTGGTACAACCATGGCTCTTTTAGAACAAGGCTCTAAAGTGATGAGTGCCATTCACAAAAGATGTCACAATGCCCAAAAACAAGAATTTGAATTACTAGCTAAATTATTTGCAAGCGCTTTGCCACCAGAATATCCTTACAATGTAGCAGGCGGAAACAGAGCAATCAAAGCCACTGACTTTGATGACAGAGTCGATGTTCAACCTATCTCGGATCCGAATATCTTTTCGATGTCTCAGAGAATTATGTTGGCACAAACTCAATTACAATTAGCTCAAAGCAATCCTCAGATTCATAATTTATACGAAGCGTATCGCAGAATGTATATGGCGTTAGGAGTGCAACAAGTCGAAGCGATTTTACCCCCTCCGGCTAAACCGACACCTCTCGATCCAGGTATCGAAAATGCACAATCACTACGCATGCAATCCTTAGTGGTATTCCCTGAACAAGATCACGCTGCTCACATTGAAGCCCACCGTGCCTTTATGAGTTCTTATTTGGTTCGAAACAATCCACAAGTGATGACCATTTTACAAGCACACATTGTGGAACATATGTCAGCCGAAGCACGCAACGAAGTGATGATGGAAGTGACTCCACAGATTAACGAACAAGCAATGAAGTTTGGTGGACAGGTACCACCTGAACTCCAACAACAATTCCAAGCACAAATTGAAAAACAAGTAGCTATAAAAGTTGCTGCTAAGATTGATGAAGCGGTAGCGGAAGAACAAGAAGCTTTAGGATTTGGTGCACAACAACAAGATCCATTAGTAGCGATCAAACAACGGGAATTAGATTTAGAACAACAAAAACTCAACTTAGATGCTGCGGATGATTTAGCGGATAAAGAATTAGAAAAAGAAAGATTGAGTTATAAAAAATCTTATGACGCACAAAAGATTCAACAACAGTATGACATTCAAGACCAACGAACTGCCGTTCAGTTAGCGAGATTAAATGCCTCTAAAAAAAGGTAGTAGTAAAGCAACAGTTAGTGCTAATATATCTAAGATGAGGAAAGAAGGTTATCCTCAAAAACAAGCAATTGCGATTGCTCTACAAAAGGCAGGTAAATCGAATGTCAAAAAAAGAAAAAAATAATCCTCTGGAAGAGATTGATAGAGAAGCCGTTGATTCCCTTACTTATGAATTTAAAATGTTATTTTCTTTATACGTTTCCCAAGGCGTTGATCCATTAGCCATTGCTAGTTCTTATCTAGCTGCAGGTCAGTGGGCCATGAACAAGGAAATAGGGTTGCAACGAACACAAGATTTGTTAAAGTTACTAGCAAATTATAAGTACGAGGTTATCCCCGTATATAACAAAACAGTACACTAGGAGTTTATGATGGACCCAGATAAAAAACTTGAAAAAATGATCCGAGAACTGGATCCAACTATGTCTAAAGAAAAACAAGATTCAATGAAAACTACAATTAAAGACATAAGAAAACTCTTAAAAATAAAAGTTCCTAAAAAAGCAGATGGGGGCATGATGAACAAAAGTTTAAAACCAGTTGATAAAAGCAAAAATCCAGGACTAGCAAAGCTACCCACTGACGTGAGAAACAAAATGGGCTATATGAAAAAAGGTGGAGCTGTGAAGAAAAAAGAAGGTGGAATGGTTTTAGAAATTGGACTACGCCCTGCAACCAAACAGGAAATGAAAATGGCGAAAGAGATGAAGCCTCAGAAAAAAGCTAACGGTGGAATGGTATCTAGAGGAACAGGTCAAGCTATCCGTGGTAAAGGTTTCAAAGGGGTATTTTAATGAATAAAAAAGGCACTCGATCAAGTTTAGCTAAATATCGCAAAAAAGAAAATATGACAGATGCGGAAGCGAAAAAAAAACTCTTTGATCAATTAGACGCTGAAGCAAAAAGATATGGTCAAGAACCAACACCAAATAAAAAAGACAATAAAGAAGGAGTTAAAAAATATAGACGTGGTGGTAAATTTGAAGAGATGAGAGAAAAAAGATTAAAAGAGTTTACCCCCGAAGAACTTAAAAAAATGTTTGGATATAAAAAAGGTGGGTCAGTTGAAGGTAAAAGACTTACACGAACAGTTCCCCCTAAGAAGGGACCTAACTCTCAAGGTATGAGAGGAACCGGTGCTGCGATTAGTGGTACCAAATTCAAAGGAGTATTCTAATGGATAAAATCAAACAATTATGGAATGATCATCCCAAGAAGAAGTGGCTCGTAGTAGGTATTGCTATTGGTTGGATCATCGCTCAATACATCTAATTAATGTTATCTAAAATTTTAGGCGGATCTTTAGTGGACACTGTTGGTAAAGTGATCGACAGTGTTCACACATCCGAAGAAGAAAAAGGTCAAATCAGAATTAAACTACAAGAACTTGAAAATGAAATTAACTCTAAACAAATGGATATTAATTTAGCCGATGCTCAGTCTACAGCTACCGATATTTCAGGTTTATTGCAACGTTCTTGGAGGCCCCTCATTGGATTTAGTGCAGCACTGGCCATATTTTTCGAATTTGTCCTTAAACCTTTTATCGTGTTCTTTTTAGGTGTATTTAAAATTGAAGTGGGTCCACTACCCCAAATGAACATGGAACAATTAATGCCTTTAGTCATGGCTTTGCTCGGAATGGCAGGGTTGAGAACTTTTGAGAAGCATAAGAAAATTACTAAATAGTGGAAGTAAATATATATTCAGCAATTTTACGTCTAATAACTACTAGACAAGACGACATAAAGTCTGTAATTATGGATGGAAACGTAGAGAACTGGGACAGATACCAATACCTAGTTGGTCAACTCACTTCTCTTCGCAAACTCGATTCAGATATTAGGGATCTGTTTCGCAAATGGGAGGTAGACGATGAAGTCGACAACGGGGCTGATTATGCCCAACGAAAAAAAGATAGTGGGGATAAAGCCCGCTGAGAAAAAAGAAGAAGATAAAAAGAGCGACCTTAGTAAAGTCCCCAAACCAACAGGTTGGAGATTAATAGTTCTTCCTTACAAAGGTGTAGGAAAGACTAAAGGTGGTGTTTTATTAACTGACAAAGCTGTAGAAGATCAACAAGTTGCTTCTGTATGTGCTTTAGTTCTAGAAGTCGGACCCGACGCTTACGCAGACAAGGATAAATTTCCACACGGACCTTGGTGTAAGAAAGGTGATTGGGTAATCATCGCACGATATGCTGGATCTCGAATCAAAATCGAGGGAGGCGAACTCAGAATATTAAATGATGATGAAATAATCGGGACTGTGGAAAGTCCTGAAGACATTTTAGGAGTATACGCATGAACGAAGTAGATAGACAAGTTGCTGAATTACAGGCGCAAGTAGGTAATAAAGCAAAACAAGAGTATTCTGTAGAGGTAGAATCGGAAGATATTGCTTCTCAAACAGAAGAAAATGAAATTGAGATTCCTCAAGAGAGAAAAACTTTTGAAGCAGAGGTTGATGAGACGCAGGGAGATCCTGTTGTTGAAGATAAATCGAAGCAAGAAGAAGTAAAAGACGAAGAGGAACCTAAAGAAGATTCCAAACAAAAGTATAGTAAGTCTGTTCAGAAAAGATTTGATGAATATGCTTATCAACTTGGTGAATCTAGACGACGTGAAGAGGAAGCGATAGCAATTGCTCAAGCTATTAAGGCCGAAAGAGACAAAATTCAAGAAGAATTAGGCAAACTTAATAGTGGTTATGTGACCGAGATGGGTGGACGCTTAACAGGTTCGATGGAAGCTGCAAAAGCCAAGCTGAAAAAAGCAATGGAAGACCAGGATTACGACGCTGTTGCTAATGCACAACTAGAAATTGGACGATTAGGTGCAGAACAAAGTCAATATGAGCAAATGAAAGCCCAACAAGAGGCTAGAGCGAAGGCTCCTAAACAGGAAAGAGAAGTGGAAATACCAAAAGCTCCACAACAACAGCCTGTAAAGGACCCAAAAGCAGAAGCATGGGCTTCAGAAAACGAATGGTTTGGTACTGACAAGGTAATGACCAACGTTGCTTATGCAATTCACGAAGATTTAGTAAATCAAGGTGTTGATCCACGCACAGATTACTATTATAGTGAGAT